TCGTCGGCGGCTTTCTCAACTAGCAGCTTGCGCCACATAGTGAGTGTTCCCTTAGTGTAAGGATCAACCCTCTCAGAGAACCTGAGATGGGGGAATCCGTGTACTTCTGTTCCCGGTGCATAGCACCTAAGAGGTACAGTTAATGTGTGCTCTGTCGAGTGCACAACTCGCCGTCTTGGCTCGACCCAGGTGTCTAAACACCGAAGTCCGAGTTCAGAATTTGCGCCAGCCACTTTCACGGCTAAACGCAGGTTTTCTGGCGAGCACGAATGGCTGGATGGACTAGCTTCCGCTAGTTTCTCCGCCTCACGCTTAACCATTTCATCAATGATATGTGGAGACAATCGCTCACTGAGCTTTTGCCCTTTGGGGTTCCACCCGTTGCCGTAAGGCGCGGGGAGAGCCAGTACCTGATCGATAAGTTCTCGATCCTTAGGGAACCAGCTAGACAAACCGCGGTACCACCAAGCATGAACATCTAAGATATTCTCTTTTGTGATAGCCACCCACTTAGGCGTCCAGAAGGAGCCATATGGTGTATATGTCTTGCCCGCAAATTGTCCTACCTCAGTCGAGGAGAAACTCTTCGCCACTGACATTGATATATCTACAGTCTTGAGCCATTTTTTGTACTTAGCGGCTAAATCATCATCTAAGATGATGACGTCGTCACCTAATACGAAGAACGAGTTGTCCCAATTCCCATCATTGAGTGCCCACAGAACAAGTCCGTGGGTTATCGTGAATAGGAAGAAGCTTGGGTTGGCGCCTAAGGGTTGCCCCTTTCGCCATCTGAGAGGTTGGGGTCTCTGCATGAATGGAATATTCGATGCACCCAACTCCCAGTCGCCCTTCTCTATGAGCTCAATAAAGAACTGAACCTGATCGGCCGTTTCCGGCGATCTCCGAGTAGCCATCACCCGTTGCAAGACAGCTTTCTGATACTCCCATGGGAAGTTGTCAGTTGCCTTCGACATATCCACAGTGTGGACAGTCTTTCCGGTACGCATGGCGTCCAGAACATGGCCGTCGGCGCGTCTCTGGTGAAAAGTGCAATCCCAAGGAAGTCTCTTCAGGAACCTGCCCAATGCTTGTTGCAAAGGTTGGGTAGCCCGTTGAATAACTTGATTGGGGGCCGCAAAGTACCGGACTTTAAGTCCCGGTTCGAGCGTACAATTAACTTGCCCGACCGGGCGCCATTGAGGATTCCCAGGTATTGGCAGTGCCTCTGGAAACAAGTAGTGACCAGATGATAATAAATCATCTCGTGTGCTTGGATCCAGGGTATAGCCTGCCGTGAGATAATCCTCGGCGTCAGTCCAGTCCCAATGTCTCATCTGCTTAAGAGCAGTTTCGTGAAGGTGTTTTCGTATCTCAGTGTTCTCTAAATCCCTAGGGACAGGAACATCGACTAGACGACCGCCAATTGCTTGTCTGATAACTTCAGGGAAGCGACCATAAAGCGACGATTGTTTCATAGATAAGACCGAAGTAACCACAGAGGCGACATGTGTCCGCTTTCCAGGTAAAACCTGTGCCAGCGGCACGATCTTCTTGCATGCAACTCTTTCCGGCATCTCACGATGCGGGTGTTCATTAAATGCTCTTCCCTTCTGCGACCACAATCCCAACATTTTTCTAAGGGTGCGTGCGCCAGGGGAGTTCTTCGAGCCAGTTACCACAGGGGCAACGGACACGTTTTTCTCCACCTGTTTCAGGTCAGTTAACGTTACAGTCTTTTGTCTCCATACAGTATAAATATTGAGGAGATTCAGAACCGCTTTGAAGCCTTTATAAGAAGCCATTGCCTTATCAAACAAACGCGAGTAAAACCCGCGAAGGTTACCGGCTTTTGTGGAAGCAACCCAAGGGGGCTTACTAGTAAGCTTTCCCTTGGCTGACCTTGACTGCATTACACAGTCTCGGAATGCCTTAATGCGATCGACGGTCCATACGGGCCCCGAATTGTCGCTCCACCGGCGAAAAAGTTCATAGAACTCTTCGATTAAACAATGCTCGAGAGGGATCGTCGAAAGACGAGCCACCATTTGACGATGTGGAATCGCAACAAAATTGTTGTGTTTCTTCAGAGGTTTTAGCTTTTTCACAAGCATATTCCTTATATCTGATGTGAACATCCACGTGGATTACGGTTCCTCGCGACAGCGAGAATCCACGAAATAACTTTAAAACCGGTAACATGTCGTAAAGACATTAGTTGCCAGGTTGAGCGTGACCCGTTACTACCTTGGCCCCTTTACTGGTAAGTGATCCTGGAACTCACCGAGTTTCGAGATTATATT